GGCTGTACAACTTGTGAAGGCGTAGTAGGTATTTCTACCTGTCTACTTTTTGCTTCTTCTAACTTTGCGTTTTCAAAAGCTAATGTAGCTATCCTTTTATTTGCGTCTACTTGTGCTGCTGCATCACCGGCTTCTATGGCTGCAGCTAATTCTTTTTGAGCTGAATCCAAACCAGTTTTAACATTTGACTCAAACTTTTTCATATAGTCTGAATCAGTTTTTACAAATCTTTTTTCTAAGACTTGTCTTTTTTCATCAACTGATCTAGCGTATTCAGTAGCTGCATCTCTTTGCCTTTCAGCTTCACGCATCTTACGCGTAAGTTTTGCAATTCTTGATTGAACACCTTTACTATAGTCTTCTAGTTTTTCGTCATCTTTTGTTTCTTCTTTAACTGATCCTTGGTCCGTGGTTACTGCTTCTTCTTTAGAGGCTTCGGTTTCTATAACCGACTCATCTTTATCTTCTGATACTTCGACCTCGGCTCCTGGACCGGATGTATCAATGTCTACCATGTTCTTTTCTTCTACTTCTGGCATAGTTTCCTCCTATGGTTAATATTCATGCAAGAGATCCTCTGGACTCTCAATGGTTGCTAAAACTTCGTCATCGTTTAGCAGACGTATTTCCCCACCTTCTATTTTAATTCTGGATCCAGCATAACGAGCAAACATTACCCATCCTCCCTCTTTGCACCACGGGCCTTCAGGATATCTCTCTTTATCCTTATAGCACTGGGGACCCATCTTTAAAACTAAACCACATTGAGAACCAACTTGTTGTCTCTCAATAGTTGAATCTGATAAATGTATTCCACCTTTAGTTTTACCATCCATTTTAAATGGCAATACTAAAAGTCTCCAACCCGTTGGGTTAGGTATTTTATGTGTATCTTCTTTTTTTTCTTTTGATTGTTTTACACCTACTAATTTTTTATTCGGTAGTTGTATCTTTGATGTTGATGACTGTTCCATTTTTTTGCTCCTTATCATTTAGCAGGTTAGAGAGTTCCTGACGCACTGATTCTAGTGCCTTAATTTGTCCTACTATATACTTATAATTCTCCATATTGTCAATAGCGCCGGACGTTACCGCTATAGATAAATCTTCTAGTCTTTGATTTAAGAGTCTATTAAGTTTTACTATTACTGTTTCTAGTTGCATGTTTTTTTAAAACTCCTTTCAATACTTTAGCTTGACCCGCATGTAAATTAGAAGCTTTGTTTAAACCTTTAATTACTTTCTTTATTTTTGCTTTTGTTTTTTTCAATTGCAATTCCACTTTCTAAGAGACTTGTTTATTCTACTATCCGGGTCTCTTGCCGTTTTAGCAGAAGTAAGTTTAGATTTCATGCCTTTCATTCTAGCACAAAAAGATTTACGTCTGTTTGCTGATTTAGAACCTGCTTTAAGTTTAGAAGGTTTTGTTGTTACTGCTGTTTTTAATTTAGATCCAGGGTTTGCTGCTCTGTAAGATGCAACCCCTTTTTTGTTTAATCCACCTGAGGCAGATTTACCTTCTTTTCTCTGCCATGCAGCGGTAGCCATTAAACTTTTTTCTTAACTGGTTTTGCAGTTTTAGCTGCTGCTACAAAATTAGCTTTTTTTGGAGCGCCTTTGCTTCCGGGTTTTCTCATTGTTTCTCCTGAGCCGGCTGCTATTCTTTTTTTCTTTGCATGTATATTCGCGTATAGTCCTGGTTTTGCCATGTTTTTCCTTTTTTAGTTAATTGTCACACTTGCATCTTTTGCCAAGTATTTTTTCTACTAGATGTTTAAAAAAATTTTTTATTTTTTTCATTATTTTTTCTTTGGTTTTTTTTTCATCATTTTAAAATCCTGAGCGTCTATTTTTCCGTTTTTGTTTTTATCAAGTTTAACTTGACCACCACTTAAAAACCCGGGTTTTTTAATTTGTTTATTATATAATCTATTTGCCATTTTTTGTCTCCTTCCTTATTTTTTTGTTCCTTTAAATATTTGTGTACCCTTTATACCGTAAATACTAGCAACTACAAGTATCCATAAATTTGTAAACCATTTAGGTAATTCTGAGAACATCTCAAAAAATAACTTTACTTTGTCCATTGCTGTAGGGTCATCCGATACCACTGCCCAAGCTAAAATTGCTATAGGCGTTGAGAGGATTATTAATACCGCCTCGTCCTTCCAGTCAGATTGTCTAGATTCTAATAATTTGCCTTGGTAAGCTTCCTCACCACTGGCCATTTTTGATGCATGCATTAGTTGTGCATCAGACATAGCCATCTTAGTTTTTTGTCTATTTGCGTAAATTTTGCTTCCAGCAGATAGTGCTAATTTTGCTAAACCAAACCAAGCCATTATACGCCAACCTTTTTTAAAGCTTTGTTGTGAGACTTTTTAAATGTCATACCTTTTTTCATATCTTTTTTCATTGATGTCATATGTTTTGTTGTATGATGTACTTTGTGTTTCTTTAATGTTTTCTTTTCTTTTTTATCTATCATTTTGACTTCCTTTATTTTTCATCATAGCTAATTTTTCTCTTGCTTCGTTAGCCATCTCTGTTTTTTCTATTGACGTGTCTGCTCTTAATTCTGCTAGTTCTTCGTTTTGCTCTAATTTTTCATCTTGGTTTCTTTGATTCATCATAGCCTTCATGTTCTCTAAGTTTAATCTTTCCTCAGAGTCTTTTCTTCTAGACTCATTGTCCATTGCTCTAATATCTAATTCTCTTGATCTTAGTTGAGCAATAGGATCGTGACCAAATGATGAAGTAATTTTTTTCTCTTCCTTCATAAAGTCTTCCATCATCTCAGCAATTAGAACTGCTTTTCTAGCTTCAATTTGAATTTGAGCTTGTTGTATTTCTTGTTGTACTTGTGGATCCTGTTGAACCATTTGTGGGTTCTGTTGGATAGCCATAGTCTGTTGTTTAATTTGTTGTATTAATTCTCTAAATTCTAATTCAACTTGTTCTTGAGCCATTAGAGAAATATGTTCAAGACAATTTTTTTCTATAGCTGCTGTTACTGTTGGTGCTGTACGTGCTAGGTTAGTAGCCATAAAATTTAAATGAGCAGTTATATGTGCTCTGTGATCTTGACCTGGAAAAGCTTTAAAAGGAACAGCACCTAATGCATCAATGTGTTCTAGTGCAGGATCTTTTGGACCTGGCTTGGGTGGTCTTTTTAAAATTGAATCAATATCTTTAACTCCTAATGCTTCATACATATTTCTATATACTGCATACTGATTGTGCATTTTAGGATTTGAAGCTGCCAATTGCAGTTCCGTTTGGGCGAGAGAGATCCTCTGTGTTTGAGAGAATATATTGGGATCCGCAACCGGCAGAATATCTACTCTATCATCGAAGTCAGTTTGCATGATTTGCCTTTGTCCTCCAACAACATCGTATGGATATACGGGGGGTAGATAAAGTTTAAAAACTCTTGCCATTAAATTAAATTCTTTTTTCATCGAAGCATACAGTCTCTTGTGTATTGCTGACATTGTTCTACTTCCTCTTTCCAACAAAGCTACTGTCGTGCCCACTGCCGCTTGTTGATTCCCGTCTCCTACTTGCAGGTCCGCTATGGAAGCGAATCTTTGTCCTGCAGATACCACGACACCCATAAGTGATAATAAGGTTTGCGATGGTTCCTTAAATGGAAGCATCATAAATGCGTCTTTTAAGTTTCCACCAGGAGCATCAACGTCTCTGAATTCTCCGGGTTGTATAGCTTGTGCTTCGTCTCTCATTTTTATACCACGCATTTTAAATCCTGCGGGTAAATTTGATAATGTACCTGCATCTAATAATTGTCTTAATGCTGCTGTGGCAGTTCTAGATAATCCACCGATCATGTGAATTAATCCAAAGCCGTAAAATCCTAAACCAGGTAAAAATTTAAAGTGAACAAAATAATCAATTTTTTTCTTTAATGGATCATTAATCTCAAAGTTTCTTCTGATAGATAAAGTTTTTCTTGTACCTTCTTCTACAGTTACAATGTAAGGTAATTTAATACCTGTAGGTTCTCCGTCTTGACCCATGTCTTCAAAACCTTCTAGATCTAAATTAATATGACATTCTAAAATTGTAATAAGACGATCATCTCGTCCTCTTGTCATTCCTTCTAATTTTTTTTCTTTTTCTTGTGCTTCTGATTCATTTAGATTTGTTGGGGAAATTTCTATGTCTCTATAGAATCCACCAACTTGTTGTTTTCTTAATTCGTTTTCAGTCATACGAACCATGTGAATAATAGATTCGCAATCGTCTAGTGATGTTGCTGTGTAAGGAACAACTAAATCATCAGCTGGTACAAATTTAGAAACGGCTCTTTGCATTACGCCATCATAATAAACTTTTTTAAATGCTGATCCTGCTAATGGTAAATAAAATAACATTTGATCAAACTCAGCTTCATACTCTGGCATCTTGTCCATGATTTGATAGTTCATGTAATCTTTGACACGTTGAGCTTGTTGTTCTTTAGCTGGATCTACTTTACCCATTGTTTGAGTTCTAACAGGTCCACCTGCTGGTAATAATTCTTTGTAAGCTAGAGATTGAAATGCTGTAACAGCTTCTGCTAATACAGGATGAGTTGCACCTGATGCACCTTTGAAAGGTTCTGTTCTGTCATCGTAATTAAAACCTAATAAATCTAAACCTGTTGTGTAGGCTCTTTCCCAATCTTTTCTTGAAGATTTGTAATCTGTAAAATCTGAAAACAATTGACTACCTAATGGATCTAAAACATCATCTGGTAATAGATCTGCTAAATTAGCAAAATGATCTCCACCTAAAATAGGTTCTACTGCATTTGGGTCAAAATTAACATCTACGCTACCGTCTTCATTTTCTGAAAGTTCCGAAGGTTCTTTCATACCATCATCTCTTAATTTCTGTTCTTCAACTTGAACTGCTTTAGGATCTGGTAGTGTTACATTTGTTGCGCTGTTAGGTAATACTTTATCTATCTCTGCCATATAATTTCTCCGTTACTTCTTACCATTTTTCATGAAATAAGCCAAGCCCTCAGATTGAGGTCCTTTTTTAGGGGCTGTCTTTGTTGTTAGATTTGCTAGACCGCCGGTTGCCATATCTGCTACACCTTTAACACCAGGTATGTTCATTAATTTTCTCATTCTGTCCATACCTTCTTTTTGAGGATTTAATATAGAATCTCCAAAAAATTTACCACTTGCTCCAAACAATTGTTCTTGATTAGAAGAATTTTTTCTAGCTTCTTCAAATAAACCTTTAAATATATTTTTGTTAAAAT